AGCAAGGTTTGCCAGATTCGACCCGGCTCCAGTTGCTATGTTTGCTGTGCTTCCGGTAGCCGCAAGCCCTTGGCCTGACAATGCGCCAAGGTTGGATATCTGCTGCTGTAGCCCTTGTGAGGCTAGGCCCTGCCCGAAGCGCTGTAACTCCTTTTGGACGTTACCGCCTCCGAGACCGCCTGTAGCTGAAGCACCTGCTAGATTTGCTCGCATGCCCTGCTCACGCAAGAAAGCCATCTGTGGAGATTCTTGGTAAGCTTGGTTAAATGCGTCCTGGCCTAGAGCTCCTGATAGAGCCATCTGCTGTTGTAAGGCAGTCGTTCCAGCCTGGCGGTAAGGATCAAACATGCCCTCGGCTCTACCAAAGGAGTCAGTGATATCCGTTCTAGCCTGGCCAAAACCTGCGCCTAGAGCCTCTAAGCCCTGAGTAGTGCCGGCCGTTATATCTCCACGGGCCTGGTTTGCTGCTGCTTCGGCCTGTTGTAGGCCCTGCTGATACTGAGTTGTTAGGTCTTGTCTGCCCTGCTGGTTTAGCGTATCAAGCCTGTCTATCGCTGCCTGAGCTCCACCTTTAAGGGCTTGCTCCGCCCCAAGTAAACCTGTCTGTATCTCGGCCCCGGTTTTAGGGGTTTTTTTAATTTCTACTGGGGTTATCGGAGTGCCGACCCTTGCTTGAGCTATTTGTTCTGGAGTATAGCCAAGCTGCTCAGTTAGGTTTCTCTCAACGATATTTTCTGGAGCGTTAAAATACTGAGACACATCCTTGGTGCTTGCCACGCCGTTTTCAATAAGCTTTTGAACCGCTGCCACTTGTGCTGCGTCCAGGTTGCCGCTTGTGTAAGCTTGGGGAGAGATGTCAGTTAGGCTTTGAATCACCAACGCCTTGTCTACATTAAAGTAGCCAGACACGTCATTGACATCAACCTCACCAGAATTAAGCAAGTCTTTAACTGTATCTACTGTGGCCGCATCAAATGGACCTTGAGCTGGTAGCCCTTGAAGGTTTTCTATGCTCATCCTCGAGCTCCCATATTGAATATATTAGCTACTTGCTGTGAGGTGAAAGCCCCCTGAGACGGGCTCTGCATTCCAGATGTTGGGCCTGGAACGGTCACCCCCTCTACTGCGGACCTTAATCCCTTGGCGATCTCATCCCGGCCTTTGTTATCGTAATGCCATCGAGCATAGCCTTCCAGGGTTGCGAACTGAGGATCACCGCCGGCAATGAGCTCATCTCTGTTAGCCATGTAATCTTCTTTAACGTCCTTCTGTGCTTCCAGGTACTTGTTAACATCCGCAGATGACCAATCAGTCATTCCTGCGTCTGAGAACTGAGTCTCTTGTATAGGCTGGAATTGCAAGGGCTGAGGATTTATCAATCCACTCAAAGCCGAATAATCTATAGGTACGTTTTGCGCTTGAATAGGCGCACCTACCGGGTCTCCCAGGCGAGCGTTGCGCATTCTGTCAATAGAATCTATTAGCGCTTGCTGGGCCATCATGTCACCAGATTGCATGGTCTCAATCATGGGTCTGAACGTGGAGCCAGCTAAAGCCATGTTGCGATTCATGCCTTCTTGTCTAATGTTCTGTCCAGCCTGGTAACCAGGTAACAAAGCTTCTGAGGCTCTGTTCCCGTACTGCTGAATTAATCCCATGTTAGCCTGGCGCTGGGCTTCAGCCTGGGCGATTGCATCCTTCTGGGCGTTGTTGCCCATTATTGATGAGCCGATGCTGGCAGCACCCATAGCCGTGCTTAATGGATTAGCCATTGCCGCCGTTGCAGCCTTTCCGCCCAAAGCCATAGCTGCGCTACCTGCTTTTGCTAGTAATGGTAAAGCGAATTGCAACATAAGAATCTCACCTACTTAATTTAGTTAATTTTAGCATACTTAGACTGCGACCCACCCCTGCGAGGTATCACCGCCAATCTCAGGCTGCATCTTCCTGTACTCTATCGATCCCGTAGTTCCATTGGAGTTAATGTAAAGGCTGTACTGCCTGGCCTCTACCACACCCTCCGGAGAGCCCGCACCCACGATGGGGATGCTTAGGCTTGCGTCTTGAGTGAACTGTCTAAACGGTTGAGCCATAGTCCCGTCTGGCTGGACGATGGGTTGAGCTGCGTTAAGTCTTGGGCCTGTCACTTGTCACCGCCAATGATGTTTGCTGTCAGTTGAATAATCACTGGTTTCACCGCATCCGTTAAGGTGAATCTAAACACCTCAAACCTAGCTGCCCTGCCGTTCCTGCGCCAGATAGCCCTACGGGTATACTCACCGATCTTGCCTATGCTGCGAGAGATTGGTCCGCTCCAGGTCTTGCCGTCCTTACTTCTCTCTAGCGTGATCTGGGGGTCAGGGGCGTCAGTGTTACCCACGCCTGATTCAACCGTGAGCTCTAGCGTAGGGAAGAACACCGACTGCATGTTGTTTTGAAAGGGCTGTGTAGCGACGCGCCTAATGATTGCATTCTCGTACTCTGTGTACACGTCCGGGCTTAGTTCGCCAATCCTGCCGTCAATAACGTCACCGCAGATAACCTTATTGTAAGCCTTAACGATCGAGGACACCCTGAGAGCTCCTAGGGAGCCGTCTAAGAGTGATTTCCTCTCATGCCACCTCTGAGATGTCGTATCGTATACAAGCGTTGTAGAGGGCAGTGAGAAGCCGATAAAGTATGCTCCCTTGCTTGCGTATGCCCATGAGAAGATGTCTGCCACCTGGCTCTGTGTAAGCGTAGACAGCAAAGAGTCTATCGCAGTCGTTGATATCTTAACTGTGCTGTTACCGTTGAGAGCCCAGATAGCCGGTCCCTCGTTCTCTCCACCGCCGACCCACATAAACGTGTCCTGGGCGTTAACGAGAGAGAATGGCGAGTAGCATCCTTTCTGTAGGAATAGTCCTGTCCTGCTGAATGGGAAGTCAGCGCCACCAATATTCTGGAAAGCCTCAAAGGTCTCACCACCAGAGATGAATAGCTGATTCTTGTAGACCACCGGGGCAACAATGTCGTCCGGGTCCGATTCAGCCGTGCCGAAGTCTAGGGCGTTGTACGAGAGTCCGTCGTTGATTGCGGAAACAATGAACTTCTTGGAATCTGTGGTAACCAGAAAATAACCATCAATAAATACGACGAACTGAGGATTTCCATTAGCAGTAAAGTCCGAGTCTGTTATCTGGGCGAATGTATCGGCCACATGGTTATAGATATACCCGTTCCCACCAGGGACCAGGATCATAAGTTGGGTGCCGTTATCTGCCATTGATAACCTGCCCGTGCCTTCTATATCACCTATAAAGGTAAGGGCATATGTCGCAACACCATCCGTAACCGTTTCGTCCAGGCGATATAACCTGGTTCCGTTAACGAAGTAGGGCTTGCCGGCCATCTCATGACCACCCCGGTTTTCGTTATCCAGAGTGCCAGATGTTGCTATTTGCGTAAGCCCTGGAGTTCCGAATAGTGTCTCCTGGCTCAGCGCTTGCCCCTGTACGATGTTCGGATACCAGTTCGTACACTCTTGCGCAGCGATAGGCAGGGAGTCTGATACATAAAAACCATTTGCTATGGGTAATTGGGTAACAGGCATTAGGCCACCCCGAATAAACAATCCACTACGGTAATATTATTGGTGTCTGAGTCATTAGCCACGAAGACCTCAAGGTAGTCAGAGGTATCCATTGAGACGCTAAAGAACGTACCCACATTGCCTCTGTTGCTACCAGTAACCGCACGAGTGAGTTTTGATGCTGTGATTACTGAGCCGTTCTTGGCAATGTAAACCGCTAGATCATCTGAGCCACCCGCTGCGTGAGAAAACGTAATAGACACGGTTGCAGAAACAACCTCAGTAGTCGAGCCGTTGTAGGTCAAGCGTCCGGTAGTGTTTCCAGTGAAATTGGATTCTGTTTGAACAACCCATGTCCCAGCCACCTTCACAGGAGTGCCCTGCGTAGCAATAGTTGTTGCAGTTGCGTTACCTTGCATGGTCACCTGACCGTATATCTGGTCAGCGATAGACGTTATCTCAATGCCGCTATCATTAACCGCGGCAATGCTAATACCTGCGCCAGCGACAATGCTTGCAATTGTTGGAGATGCTGCGGTGGTGTTTAACAGGATAGGGAGTCCATCTGCACTAGCGGTGAAGTTGTGGCTAATCTTAGCCCCGTTCTCAGCGGATACTGAGGTCACTATACCTGGTCCCGCTTCAAGGTTACGGATCTGATTGACAGTGCCATCAACGTCCAGGATAGCAGTGCCGGTGACAGATCCTTCCTGCACGATGGTCCCGGTAACACCCAGACCGCTCACGAAGTTGTCGTAGCTGATCTTGTAGTTTGTGCCATTAACAACATAGTCCAGGTAGCTATTAGCCAGGACCGTGCTCTGTTGGACAAACTCGCTTTTCTTTCTGCCCTGCGCTCTATCCACCATTAGTATTTAGCTCCAAACCAATTGCGCCAGTTGTCTCGGCAAGTATCTCTGCCTCTAAGGCGTCGTAGAAGTGTCCTGGGTAACCGTACACCGTGTCCTCGTTGCCTGAGCCGACGGGCAGGGTAGATGGGTTCTTAGTTGTTGCAATGCGCTGTCCTAATAACCTCATGGTCTGGAATCCATCACGCGCAGCCCTTACCAGGCCGTCTGAGATTACACCGCCGTAGTCGGGTGATACCTCAATCGCCAGGTTGGCAATTAGTCCCCGAAGCGCACCAGTTGGGATAGTTACCTGGTCACCTAGATCTGTGACGACGGTATAACCCAGGCTTATCCCGGATGCGTCGAGCTGTGCCATGTAGTTATTCATGGCAAAGATAAAGTCCTGGTACTCGTCAGCCTCTAATGGGGCCTCAGATGCCTGGACTAGAATTCGTTGAAGTGATGCCTTTGCGACTTGAGCAACAGTTGCCATTTTTATTCCTTCGCAAAATTAGAAAAAGGAGGCCGAAGCCCCCTTGTTCGTTTTCAGTCGCTAGACCCCAAAGCCTTTTCCGGCAAACAAGGGGTTAAACGTGGCGTACGCCGGCAAGAGATCGAAACGAATCTTTTGCGTGTTAGCGTCACCGTCTGCGTACTTAGATACTCGGATTGACATACCGTCGCTAGTAGTAGCGATTGTGTCAGTTGAGTAGAGCTTAGGTAGCTTAACAGTACCCATGCCGAACGCCTGCTTCGTGTAGAAGAGGTTAGGCTGGTACAGAGTTGAAGCAGCACCAAGGATAGTTACAACCGCATTTTCCGCAGGAGCGGCAGTTACGTTGTTGTACTGACCGTTAGCTTCGTAGATAGCAGCACCTGAAACAGTGACAGTCGCAGCGTTAGTAGCGATAGTCACGTCTTCGAGTACAGTGCCTGTCCACAGAACTTGTGCGCCAGAAGCATCAAGCATAGGCTGACGAGTAGCTACGTTGAGACGGTAAACGCCTGCGATAGTTACCATGTCACCAGCTTTGATAGTACCAGTACCCAGACCGTCAAGAGACAGAACCTGAGTCATAGTGTCCTTAGCTGTGACGTAAGTTGCGTCAGGATCAGCGGCCAAAGCGCCAGCACGGTCAGTAGTAGTACCTGAAGTGTAGCTAGGCAGTGCGTTGGAAGTAAGCGCCATCATGCCGCCGAAAGACTGGCTGATCTGTGCTTTTTCCCATGCTGTACGAACAAGGCCGTCAGCCGCATTCAAACCGTTCTGAGCTGAAGACAGCGCAGTAGTAGTGAATGGGTTCATGATGTAATACTTCTCGTCGCTCATAGGAACGCCGATTGAGTCCATCAATGCACCAGCACCTGCAACGTCGCCCCAAGCATCTACGGCAGTGCCGTGAGTACCATACTTGAGTGAAGCGTTTTTGTTCATGTACGCGCCAAGATCTAGCTCAAGGTCAGTCACAATGCGACGGGCCATTGGCTCAAGGATCTGGTCTAGCTGGTCGAGCTCAAGAGCTTCCTCAACATTGCCCCACTCAGTAGCGGCAGTGAAGTAGTCCTGTACTGTACCAGTTGCCTTACCTGCAATGATGTCGCTCTTAGTGCTTGAGCTGATATCACCGCCAGAGGTACGGATGCTGTTGTAGTCGTGTGGACGCTTGAAGTCTACGTTAGAGCCAGAAGACGGATTGAACTTGCCGCTCAGGAGCTGCGTGTTTACTGTCTTAGTTAGAACCCGTGATGCTTCAAAGGCATCAAGAAAGACGCGAGCGACTTTCCGGGTGACGTTACTATTGAGATTATTAGCCATGATACATTTTCCTATTCAAATATAGCGCCTTGGGGCCCTTTAGGTTTGGGGGCTGATCCTGCTCCTCGTGGAGTGTCTAGTGGATCTGGCGCATTGTTAACTTTGGGTTTAAGCGATGCAGCCTTCTGCTTAATAGTCGTTGCTATCTTTACTGCCGCCAGGGTAGGTGGCATGCGAGATAGCTCATCAAGATCTGTCAAGTTGTTAGCCAGGTACTTAGTAATCAACGGCCCGTGGTCGTCTGCCAGTATGTAAGATACCAACGTGTCGTCCATGCCGAACTGCGCTACCGTGTTACCTGCTACTTGCAATTCCTCCGGCTTAATACCGAACTTCGTTGCCTTGTCAGAATAGCTCTTGATCTGACCGTTTAACTCTTCTTGCTGCTTCATTTGCTCTTGGTATGCCATCTGACGACGGTTATCTTCGATAGCGCGCTGCCTGGCGTCATACTGAGCTTGCTCAATCAGTGCCTGTTCCCTTTGCTGTATCCGCTGTCTGTATTCATCATCTGAGAATGCAAACGGGTCGGGCAGGTCCGGTACGACGGGCTTCTGTTGAGCTGGAGCGTTAGACTTTAATTCTTCAAGTTGCCGTTCAAGCTCACGCTTTTCGAGCTCAATCGCCTTCTTCTCAGCGACCTTCACCCCTACGGTCTTGTTGAATATCTCCTGTTGCTCCGGTGTAAACTGGACATGTTTTTCCTGGTCCTCACCAGTATCCGGTGCTGAGTCGGATTCCTCCTCCACCTCTGGAGTAGGGTCTTCAGATAGGATCACCTCCTGTTCGTCATCAATATCGTAATCGTCTGAAATCAGCTCGCTCATGCTTATGTCCCTTAGTTAAGGTAAATGCCCTGAAAAGGTCAGGTGGCCTATAATCCCCGAAATTGGGTAAATGCCCAGATAAGCTCTGGTGGGCTGTACTGCGAGTATACCACAATCGCTTGTGGTGATACCTGTTACTCGGCCATCGCTCGACGCATCTCCATCTGTCTGAGAATGTCCTCAGTTATTATGCCTGTCAATGGTGATCCTTCCAAGGACCTCAACCCACCCTGGCTACCAGTTGATCTAGGGGGGAGCATAATCTGTTCTGGAGTAATACCGCCCAGGTAAGCTGCTGCTGGGTTTAGCTCGTAAACAGATAAGGGCTGACTTAGCCTACCTATACCTGATCCGTAAAGGCCAGTGTTGTAAACAGGGTGTGGATCGCCAACAATCGGAGCCCTGCTTGTGTCAACAATCCCTACATTTCTTAAAGTTCCTGGCCTAATTATTCTTTGTGACTCATCAGATATTGCCAATCTCCCTTGGCCGGCAGTCAAAGAGCCTTTATCAATGTAATTCTTATCCAGAAGATTGATTATCTTTTTGCGCTCAGATCCTCCAGCTCGGTTTAGCACCTGGCTCATTGAGTCGTCTGCCAAGCCCGGCCACTCAGGAATTATTGATTTAATGTCCTTATCAAGCTTGCTAACTGTGGATTTGTTCATGTTGTTTTTTGCATAAGACAACATGACATCCGCCACTTGCGAGAAGTCTGACCCAGTTGGCGTCATTGAATGTGGGATAAACAATGGGTCTCTGCCTGTGCGCTCCTTTAATGCCAAGGCTCGTCCAAACAAAGAGCCAGGAGGAGGGTTCTCCCCTGCGCCCTTAACTACGTTTCTAGCAGACGCCCACACGAAGTCATTAGACAATGGGTCAAACATATAGTCTTGTCCACCTCTACGCGAGACGTTTACCGGGACTCCATTTATTGACTGAATGATATCGCCAGCACCTGAAGTGTCAGAGATTGAGGACATAAACGGATAGCCCTCGTAATCCTCAAGGTTTACCTCGGGAATGGTTTGTATTCTTTGGTCTCCGTATTGGATCTGAGTGCCTAGGTTACGCTCAATGTCGCTCGTCCTAGGCTTTCCGGTAGAGCCAGAGCCCGCTGAAAAGGTTCTTGGGTCAACCCCTGCCCCTACATAAGGCTCCACTATATTCTGGCCATAATCTTTCGGAAAGCTTTCTGCGAGAAGCTCTCGCATAGATGACTGGTCTGGAGACATATCCATCTTGGCGCCACGTCTAGCTGTCCTGCCACCAGGGATTGCGTTCATAGCTAAGATAGCGCCGGCCTGGGACCTTAGAGATTGAGCCAGGTCAAACTGCCCTGCCCGTTCCGCCTCAAGCGCCTGGCCTCGTAATTGCTCTGCCTCGTATGCACCCATAGCAAGACTAGCGCCAGGTATGAAGTCTACCGCTGTCATTAGCGGATCTTCGACCATACCCTCTACCATCGCACCGCCAAACCTAGCAGCATCTCTACCCATGTCTGCAAGAGACGTATCAAGCATGTAGCCCAATGTAGAACTGCCAGCGTCCAGTATGCCTGTGCCGTAGTCTGTGAGAGCCCCTGTAACGCCGAATGCGCCACGATCAGCTGGAGGCATTACATTACCCCTAGCTAAGACGTCTCGGCTCATATAGGCCCTCTTTGAGAGCTCCTGGCTGGCTAGTTGCTTTATCGCATCAGTTGTTGGCAAGGCTGATTAACTCCGCTTCAGACATGAATGGGATCCGCGACTTGAGCATCTGCTCTTCCATCATATCGGACATCTTCTTCTGATTGTCTAGCTCCTCGCCCATAGTCTTGGCTGAGGTGTTATCAATCGTGGCCCCGGCTTGCTGCGCCTTGATCTGTGTATCCATACGCTTGGTCTCAGCGTTGAATGCGTCGATCTGGTTGTCAGCCTGGTCACCTATGGTTTGAGTCTGTAGCTTTTGTGCCTCCAGTTGTAGCTTAAATTGCTCGTTCTGGAGCTTCTGCATCTCTATCTGTGAGCGCATCATCTCAGCCTCAGCCTTGAGCTGCTCGGCTTGGGCTAGGACCATGTTTGGATCTGGTGCTTGTTGCTGTCCAGCCTCGGCCATCTGCTGCTGTTGCTCTGCGAGCTCTTCCTCGGTCATCTGATCCATAGGGATGATGCCCTGCTTAATCATTAGGGCTCGCTTGCGGTTAGACAGTTGCTCGGCCGCCGGGGTAGAGATGTTATCCAGGAGGATGTCTCCGCCCATCTGGATGATAGAAGGATCGACCTTAGCCATCTCAATGATTGCCTCGATGGTCTCCTGCTGTCGGTTGCGGAAGCTTGGCCCTGCCCGGCAGATCACATCATACTGACCCGCTGATAGGTCGTTGAGTGTAACGAACTCCTGGGTTTGCTGATCGAACACCTGGGCGTTGATCTCGGCCATGCTGTATTCCTGGTCCTCTTTCATGATGCGGACCGTGCGAGGCGTATCGTAGACCTTGGGGATGGCCTTAACCAGTAGGCGTCCGGTTCTAGCGATAGCGATCTGTAGCGCCTTGTGGTACTTGATCGTAGCTGAGTCGCCCTTGTCCTGTAGGGAGTTGATAGCCACGCCAGACTGTAGGCCTGGGTTGTCTCCCATGTTAGCTGCGAACATACCAGCGGTGTAGCCGATCATCCCGCGCATAGCCTCAGTGATAGTCCTGAGCCCTGGGTTTACGATAGCCCCACCTTGTTGCTGTGGTGCGCCAGGGTTCTCCTGGTCCACGTTAAAAAACTGCACCGGGTCTGAGTTTGTATTGAGGGTAGACAGAGAGTCTTCGTGACCTGCCGCCTGGGCCATAGTCATCCAATACTTGGCTCGTGGTGCCAGGGCTCCCTCTTCGATCTCACGGGACATTGAGTAGTTAAGGACTCGTTGCGGATCCATGAGCTTATCTACCACGCCCGAATAGAGAGTCTTGTGCTCGAACACCTTGTAGTTGGCGTACACAGGAACCACCGGGATAGTAGAGAACACAGTGTCCTTTTCATCCTCGAGCCAGCCCTTTGCGTCAAAGAACCTGGAGCAGATCTTCTTATCCATGCGCTTACGCCGGCGGACCTCTTCCACGCCGATAGCTGCGAGCTCGTCCTTGATCTTGTCGTACTCTTCAGCCTCGTAGACGTGGCCGTTGTTGATCATTACCAGCTCACGCTCTTCCTCTTCACAGTAGAGGTACTCACCCACCAGGATGACCTCATTCTTATCAAAGTAAGCGTCACCGTCACGGTCGTCTGATACTGACTCGCGCCCACCCTCGGGCCAGCGTCGGTCGTACTCGTCTACGTCTACCGGGTGTAGGACAAAGCAATACTTTGAGTCTGACTTATCCTGGAGCTCTGCTGAGGGGTCGAACCATACACGGTCAATGAAGTTAGCTATCTTCTCAATCACCAGGTCCTGGTCAAAAGAGTCGTCGTTCAGGTACTTCTGGGTTACTCGCCATCCGTCATACCCGGAAACGATCATGCCTCGAGCTGCCTGGTTGTAGACAGTTGTAGCCTGGGAGATATTCTCAATGTTGCGGATCATGCCGTCGAACGTATTCGCCACGTCCTTGGTAGCACTACCGCCGGCCGGGTTTACTCTGATATCAAAGCTTGCTTGCTCTAATCCACCCGCCACCTGGTCCACGATGGGCGTACACATGTCAAAGGTGTAGCGAGGCTTTGAGGCATTACTGGACCAGAAGTACGGTTCCCACTGCCCGTCGGCCTTGGTAATGAACAAAAAGGTCTCACGCGCTTTCTCGCGCATGTCATGGTCTGCGTCCTGGGCTTTCTGGAGTAGCTCTAGGACCCTCTGGTGACCGTCTGATCCTTCGTCTTCTTTTCGGTCTTCTTTACCGTCGTATTCGGCCATTACTTGCCCCATCCGCTAAAATTGATTTGCACTGTTTGTTTGTTGAGTGTCTTCGGGCTGAACATAGACATCATGACGGCGTCGGCCATGTTAGGGCTTTCGATTTGGTAGGGCTTCTTCTTCATGTCCACCTTCGAGAGAACCTGTAGCTTGCCGTTGTTGCTGCGCTTCTGCGGGATCCTGGTAATCTCAGCCCTGAGCTGGTCCAGGTACTCGATGTCTGATGAGATGCTGATGAGCTCCTCCGGGTCAATGTACTCGCCCTTGGTGACTGCTCGCCAGGTAGCCTCAAATCTATCCCTAAGCTTCCAATAGTATTGGGCCCGACGATTGAGGAACGTGTCCTTGTTAGTCCTGCCCTTATCACCGCCATAGTATAGCATAGGGTCCTCTGCGCCCTCTGAGCCCCGGAACATCTCGTAGTTGATCCTTGAGCCGTCTAGCGATTGCATGACCTGGCGTCTTAATCCCAAGCCTATACCGTCACCGTCCCATACGAACCAATCTGCGTTGCTCTGCCTGGCTAGATCAATGGCCCAATCTATCCCCTCGTTGGTGTCGCCGGTGAGCATCTCCTTTACATCCAGGATCACTGAGCCTTGTCTGAGGCAATACCCTTTTGCGTCTGGCCCCAGGTCTGATGGATCGTGCGATGCAATGACTGGTCCCTCTGGCTTAAACCCTAGCTTGGTGTGAGCGTCTATCGCAGCCTCGAACCACTCCACGCTGATCAGGGCGTCCTCTACGCTGTCGTAGTAGTCACCCTCCCAGACATGCCGGAACATAGCCGTAGACGTGTTCTCACGGTCGTACTCCATCTCCTGGCGCAATACTTCCGGAAAGAATGGGTTGTCGTCCCAGTTGACCCGGACAATCAGATGCAGGTCGTCCTGGTAAAAGCCGTTCTTGTTGAGCTCGTGCTCGAATGGCACAAGGAATCGCTTGCTGAATGGGTCGTTGCGTGACCTGGGGTTGGCCGTGATCCAGAGTTGAGAGCCTTCCTCTCGGAGAGTAGGCGTAACCACCCGAAGGCTTTCTTCGCTTATGGTCTGTCCTTCCTCGATCCAGAACAGGTTGAACCCGGACATCGACTTGACCGATTCAATGTTTTTGGCAAGGCCCCTGAATTTAAAGGCCGGCTCACCATTGAACAGGATCTGGTTGTTCTGGACCTCGAACCCGGTTAGCTCCATCGCCTCGATCTGCTGCTTGAGCAGAGAGTGAACAGAGTCATCGATAGAGTTCATGTACTCACGGTAGGCTGCTATCTTGGAGCCCTTTGTCTGGGCTGCCATTAGCATTAGCGCAGCGACCGAAAAGCTCTTCCCACTTCCCCTACCGCCGTATAGCACGTTGAATCGGCGAGGAGATTCTAGAAAGGGTAGAAGCTTATCCGGTAGCTGTAGGCTTGGCACTTAGTATTTAGTCCCAGATGTCCGACATCATGTCTTCAACCATAGATGAGTTGTAAGGCTCCTCGGCCCATACGTTGTAACACTTCCTGAACATGTCGTAAGCCAGAGGGACGTTCTCTTTCAGGTCTTGAAGGAAGTATTCAAACTCTAATAGGTGATAGAACAGGCCATACTCTGCCGACTCTGAGTCCTGCTCGCTTAGCCACGAGTCATCACCTTGCTTGAGGTCTCTCATGCACCCGTGTGCCTGGGTTAACTTTAGCGTCAGGTGCTCGGGCAGATTTGTGTCGTGGTGCTTGTTGACTGCATCTGCAAACGTCATTTCCATCATATTCATTCTCCAGTTTGTATTTAAGTTTAGGTGCGCACTCGGTTAACCAAACATCCCCACCCATTCAGTTCAGTTTAATTCGCCTCACACGACTAGCCGTCTCGTGGCTTATTCGGTGCGCTCACACAAAGAGGAGGTCAAAGACGTTAGTAACGCCCTATGACTAAAAAAATTATGCGCGCACTGTGGCTGTTTTTACAGAACCTAATAACTATACCCACCGGCCACTGGGGCATCCCGCACAAAGTTATTATTTGTTCTTATCGAGCTCGGCTTTCATTTCCTTTACGGACTGAAGTAATTTATTGCCAAGCTCTTCATTGGCTTCTGGCTCTTTAGCCTTGCCGAATATCTTGTCGTAGTTATCAAGATATTTATTCACGTTATACTTCCTGGGCCGTGAGCCCTTGCCGCCTTCCCAGGGTCCTGTGCTCATGGCTTCACCACCGTTACCTTCCAGTTCAGTTCACCCCCATCGGTCCCGGAGATCTCTGTCTTGGTCTTCTCGGACCATCCAGCCTGGTGCGACAGGTAGAACTTCATTGCATTGACATCGCCGTCGTGTGCCTTAACGACCAGGTTGTTAGCCACATCCATAATAGCTAATGCCTTACCCCGGTTGTAAGCGGTACGAACTTCTGGCTGCCTTTCCATTATCTTTCGTAAGGTCTTGTCTGTAAAGCCAAAATAATCACTTATCTGAGCCTGGGTCAATACTGCCGCCATCTGCTCCACGCGCTTTACGTCTTCCTCGCTTAGTACGATTACGGGCGGTCCGCCCAGCTCTGTGGTCATGTGTAATAATCCTCTTAAATGACCTAGATTTAGTCTTGTCGGGTAAATCCTTAAACATTATACCCCATACGGCCTTACATCCACACATAGGTCAACCTGGTCAATACCTTTAGCCTTGCGCTGATCCCGTCTGGCTAGTGCTAATTGTAGTCCTGTGCGATCTCCGTACTTCAACCGCTCACCTCTCTCCTCCGCAGCCTGGGCAATTAGTATGAGGGTGTCGTCCTCCATCTGGGTCTTCTTCAGCATCCAGTTGGGGTCTCGTACGAACTCTCTCTTCTCGTCAAACAATAAATCCATGCTCAGATTGAGTGAATCCATGATCTCCTTGGCAGAGGCGCCACACGCAAAGCAGTGTAGGAGGACCTTACCTTCCTTGTGGGTGAGCTTAAGAGCTGAGTGATTATCTCCCCCATGAACCGGGCATAGAGCCCTGTAGCTGTCACCATAGCGTCTGACCTTATCAAGCCGCTCGAGTATTTCTTCCATGACGGTCCCTTATATTCTTGTATTTAATGAATCCCAGCACGTCCTCACTCGTAGGCTTCTTAGCCACCTTGTCCAGGCCCTTGGGAAACTTACCAAACTTGAGCTTAAACGTATGCGCTGCCCAGCCCTCGTTGTATCCATGATCTAACGTGTATCCCAAGAGCTCCTGGTAGAAGCGCTGCTGATCTGCGACTGAGACCTTCTCTGCCTTCTTAAGTATCTGGTCGTCGTGGTAAATCTTAGCGTCACTGGGTAGCTCATAGCCACATGCCAGGCACTTCCTAAACTTGTACAGGCTAGAGCATCGTGGGCAGGTGTGCATGATGGGCTCTTTATCGCTGGCCTCTTTCTTTACTAGCTCCTTCTCATTGTACTTCTTAGATCCGTCGTCGAGCCTCTCAGCCCAGATATCCTCTGGATGCCCGTGTCGCCTTACGTTGCCAACAAAATCCAAGTAGATCGCCTTCTCCTTGCCTGGATGCAATCGCCATAACCGGCCCGCTGTTTGACAGAATCT